GCCACACGCGCCACGGCGCCCCTTCGTCGGAATTGAGCCAGCGCGTCCAGTCGTCCTCGTCCCATTGCTGGTGGATCGCGCGCTCGTAAATCGATACCGGAATACGAGCGGCGAGCTTGTTGACGCCGTGCGTCATGATCTCGCGGTCGCGATGGATGCCATCTAGGATCGGCTCGACGTCCTGTTCCGTGACGACGGCGACCTGATTAGGGTCCTCGTCGTCCCAGACCATGGTGCGTCGGACGCCGTCGGCGTCGCGATATATGCGCTTGCGCTCGGACACTACGCTTTGATGCCGTTGAATAGAACGTGGGCAACCGCGTTCCTCATCTCGACGCCCCATTCAACGACGATCATTCGCTGCTCGGCGTCGCCGGTTCTCGCCAGGAGGTACTGTCGAAAAGCTCTGAAAAAAGCGACCGCGATGTAGTCCGGATCGATCAGGAGGCCGAGATCGGTCGGCAACCAGCGCGACGGCGCGACTTTGATCCTGCCGAAGTCTGTCGCAATCACATCGATGGTTGAAACGACTTCCGTCTTCCCCACCAAAACCTGCGTCGTGCTTCGGCCGGTGAAGGTCGAGATGGTCCGCTTGGGCCCGGGCGGAACGATCCACAGCGTCGGAGACGCGCCGTTGGTGTACGCGTTCTGCATCGCCTGGCCGAGCATGGCTTCGGTGACTTGAAGCTGGTTGCCGCCAGCGACTGCAGCGAACGGCGCGTCGCCTGTCAGCGTGCCCGACGCCGTCGGCAAGCTGGTGGTGTAGCCGGCGACCGCGCCGCCCTGGCCGGCCGTCAGTCCGAGCCTTGGCGCGGGAGCTCGAGCAATCCAGTGCGGAATCGACTCGGTCAGGCGCGGAGACGTCGCTTGCGGAGCGTCGCCGTCGACCCGCTGCTGCCGGCTGCACATGATCGATTCCATGTCCGATTTGAGCACCTTGCTGGACATAGCCATCTGGTGCGCCATTTCGGAACCTTTGCCCGCCGCATCGGCCTCTTCTTGCGATCCGGAGACTGTCGCGTCGCGTTCGCTGATCTGTGTGACGTTATTCTGCCGAAGTGTAGGTTGCGCTACTCTCGGGCTGAGAGCAAAACCTTCGTACTGGGCATTGTTAAGATCAACGGCGGCTAGATTCTCGATCTGCCAGTCAAAAATCCTGTTCTTTACGTTACGCCTGCGTATAGCCGACATAACTGGAGTATCGAACGGGTCTATATTGTAGATTGCATTGCTTAAATCTTCCCTATTACCCTTCGCGTCGTAGGTCGTAAAAGCATTGGTAATCTTGGCCATGTTGGTTTACTCCGGATCATCTGAGAAGCCTCTGGAAGAAGCCTTCGGCGTCTTCCATCTTTCCTGTGCGAGCGAGTTGTCGCTGGGCTTCGTCGATGTTCCGGCGTCCTGCACTCCCATTAATGGGCCTAGCGGAACCGGGTACCAACGCCTTGCCTTTACCAGGGATGACCGCTTGGGGTCTTACCGCCATCCCTTGGTCGTAGAGGTGCGCTTTCAAAAGGATATTGAGCATCCTCTTGTCGTACACACCGGCCACCTCCTGCTCGTTGAACCCCTCGGCCAATGCGGTCTGCCGCATCCCGCCGATGATTCGCCGCAGTGATGGCTCGTCCTTGATCAGCTTATTATGATCTTGGACGAATTGTGTAAACTGCTCTGACGCATATTGTGCGCTGCGCCGATCGTTCTCCTCACGCCCATTCTGGATCGCCCAGGCTCGGTTTTGCCTGATCAGCGCGAGCTTGTTGTGAAAATTCTGGAAGCCCTTCTGCTTGAGGTGCGCCCCTTGCGGATCACGCGCAAATTCCTCATCCCAATTCGGCTCGGGAGGCGACATCTGGCGAAGGTCTTCATCGAGAAACTGCAGCCCCTTGACGTAGAGGTCGCGCAGTTGGGCGACGCGCGCGTTCTCCTGATCAACGACAGCACGGCTCTCGTTGACCTTGTTCAAGCGCGAATGAAACGTCGCCGTGCGGATATAGCCGTCGCGGAGCTCGCCTAGCGAGACAGTGGTCGGCTGGCCGTCGACCGTTATCTCATACTGCGGCTCTTCATCTTCTTCATCCCCGGCGGCTTCGCCTTCCGGCTCATCCTCGGCTCCTGGGTGTCCGTCGTCGGCGGCGGCAGCATCGCGCTCCTCGTCGTCGTCTGGCTGTACAGGTCGTTCGCCACTCTTCCCTTCAGTTTGGGCGGGCGCTTGGCGGGATCGTGATTGAGCTTCGCGGTCTTGCCTCTCGTCAATCCAGCCATCTGCTATTCCTCTCTCGCGATCGCGCAAGCGGGTATCATCCCCGCCGTCGCTGGTGTCTCCGGTTTCCGGATCGCCTTCAACGACCCGCATCTCGAACAACGGCGTCGGACGCTCCGCGACCGCGGCGAACCGGCCGCCGTCATCGCGAGCGCGTGTCGCCGGCTGACGCTGCGCAGGTTGCTCGCTGGCGTTCTGAGCCGGATCGATCGCGCGCTGAAAGGCGCTAGCTGCGTTGTCGTCGCCGTCAGCCATGCTTCCTCTTATTCAATGCGAACTTGTAATCGGTGATGAAGCGCTGCAGTTCCTGCGGCACCGCGGTCAGAACCTGGAGCCGGCGCGTCAAATCATCCTTCGTCTCCCAGTCCTTGGCGTTCATGAGTTCGTTGAACCACTGAATGCGCAGCGACCGGACGGCGAGCATGAACACGCCGTTTTTGTCGAGGAGATCGGTCGCCTCGTTGTGCAGCGTTCGCTTAGCGTCGCTGTCGGCTGCTCGAACGTCGGGCGCGAAGGGATCGACGTCGCTCATGCCACCCCCGTGTATTGCATCAATCTCTGCAAAACATCTGGCGGCAGCTGAGCGGTTGGCTTCCCAGTCGTCACCGGGGGCGCAGGACGAGGATTATCGTTTCCTTGCCCCCAATTCAAAGGGCCAGTCGACGCATCGTATCCGCGCCCTCTCATATGCTCGAGCCAATTCCGCCAAAACGAATTGCCGTAAAGAGGAGTAGGGGCGTCAGCCATTATCCCCCGCCTCCATCTTGTTGACCGGCGGCCGCAGCCTGCTGAGCCGCAACCGCTTGGTCGCTCGCGGCCTGGACATGGGTCTGATGCACGTCGACGGCGCCGTCGTGCGCGGTCTTGAACATGTCGGCCGCCATCTGCCCAAGCGCCTGGGTATGCTGAGCGTGGATCTGATCGGCCTTGAGATTGAGTTGCGCCTGGTCGTTCAGCGTCCTTTCGCGCAGCTGCGCCATCGCTAGCGCGTGGTCCTGATCCTGCTGCGCCTTGCGGAGATTCTGATCGCCCAACGCCTCGGCCGCGTCGGCCTTGACCTTCTGGTACTGCGCCTGAGCGGCCAACGTCATCGCATCGGGTTCTTTTGGCGCGCTGTAGAGTTGCTGCAGCTGCTGCGGATTCGGCATCTTGAAGTAGCGATTCACGTTCTTGATGTTCGCGATCGCCAACATGTCCGTTTCGGTGTTCAGCATCTCGACCACGCCGCAGATCGGATTCGACAGCCCCATCTGCGCGACGATCGCCTGCTGATCCTGCTTGATCTGCTGCAGCGTCATCAGCCGCACGCTGTCCGAGCCCTTGCCGAGCGTCGGATTGACCTCAACCGACATTGAAGCATCAAAGGTCGAGGTGTCGTAGTCGACCCAGTTGCCGTTGAGCTTCAGCGTCCGCTTCTGATTCGGGTTCTCGCAGATCTCGTTGAACAACCCGACAAACAGATCCTTGAACCCCGTCTCCGCGAGCACGCGCGCGACAAGCTCGGTGCGCTCCTGCTGGCCGTTGATAATCGCTTCGACGCCGATCTGAGTCGAGCTCTGCAGCTGCTTTGGATCCAGGCCGCGCGCGGCGTCCGACAGCCCGGTGCGACGCTGCAGAACGTCGTTGACCATATCAATCACCGGCATGATCTGCTGACCAAGGAACGGCGTATTGGTGTACATCACCGCGGCGTTCGGATCGCCACGCACCCTAATGACGGCGCCGAGATCGTCGTTGAGCGCGTCGTCAACGTTGACGTTGAGTTCGTTGATCACCGTCTTCGGATTGATGCTCTCAGCCGCCGAGTCGAGCACCGCGCGGCTTAGATTCGTCTTCAGCCGCTGAATGTCGATGATGTAATCGGCCAGGCTGTCGCCCACGATCGTGTGGCTGATTGGATCGCAGCTAAACAGCGCAAACTTGATCCGGTTCGCCGGCTCGTTCGAGATGATGTCGGCGTTCTCGCCCATCGTGATGATGTAGCGAAGCTCGGCAAAGCCGTCGCCGTCCTCATCGACGCGAATATACCATTCGCCGTATTTCACGCCGTCGCCAATCCGCGTCGCCATCATCCGGCCGGGATTGCGCAGCTGTGCTTCCTGGGTGAATTCCGGCGTCGACTGGCTCTGGATGTACTCGAGCAAGTCGTCGCGCTTGTAGCCCATCGCGGTGAGCTCATCGACCGGGACCACGCGCTCGTGGCCGACGAGCCGGCTCTCTCGAAACGTCCGGGCGTAACGGTCGAGCCGCATCTCTTCCGGCGGCACGCCGCAAACCTTGATCATCGGCTTCGACTCTTCGTACTTGAAGACGACGTGGTCGTAGATCGGAGGCGGCGGCATCGGGGCCATGGCGGTCCCTGGCGGCATACCGGGGGGTTGAGTTCCGCCAGGGGGCCCCATGCCCGGAATCGCGCCAGGCGGCCCGGGCGGTGGCTGCATCTGCGGCGGCGGCGGCGGCGGCATGACCGGCTGACCAATCTCAGCCAGCTTCGCCGTCGGATCCTCGCTTAAAATCTGCTGGATCTGCTGCGCAGTGATGTTGGTGAATTCCTTCGTCCGATACTCCTTTCGGTTGTCGGTCCACCACTTGAGGTAACCCGTGCGAACCGTCAGCGCGTCCTTGAAGGCGCCGTAGAGCAGCAAAAACCCGGGATTGTCGTTCCAGAAAGTGTAGTTTACATAGCTTGTGGCCTGCGTCGCCATGTCGCTTTCGGCCGCGCCGCGCGGAACAAGCTCGATCGGTGATTCGGAGGCGCCGAACAGCCGAATCAGGCTCGGCAACATCATCATCACCGCATCGCGGACGTCGGTCGAAACGTATTTCGAACGGTTGGCTTCGTCCTGAGTCTGATTCTCGACCTGGTTATAGGTCGCGTTGGCGTCCTGGATGATCGTGGTGTCGGACCAGGGATTGTTGTCATTGCCGTCGAGCGTCGGCAGCAGCCCGTAGTAATATTTCTGGGCGTAGTCGCGGTCGCCGGCGAGCGTCGAACCCTCGTAATCGCGAGAGTCCTTGATCATCGCCTGGATATATTCGTCCTTGGAATCGGGGTCGAATGGATCGTAGGAGGAGGTGTTGCCGCCTCCCGAGTCTTTAAAACTGGCAAAAATCCGTTCCAACGCGATCCTCAGACGAGGCTTTTCTTAAAATCCCAATAGTAGCCGGCAATCAGGTCGGCTTTGTCGAGACCGTTAACAGTTTTTCGCGCGTTGACCGGATCTTCGGTATCAGCATCGAAATAATCTGGCAAGGCGGCCCCAGTAAACCAACCGTTGATAAGGCCGTCATAGAGCACCAGCGCGCTCGGCACGCTCTCGAGCATCCGGTGGGGGTATTCCACCATCGGGCAGATGACGCCGTAGTTGCGCATCAGGACACTTTCGCCCTTTTCGTAGTTCTCGAACCAGGTGAGTTGGACGAAACCGCGGCCGTAGTAACACTGATTGTAGGGGCCGGCCGGTGCGCCGTATTCCTTGCCGCTGCCTTTGCCGTATTCCTCGATCGGCTGCATCTCTTGCGCCGTCTCGTGGAAAGCGGTGGCCAGCGCATAGGCGAGCCACCGGATGTCCTTGTTGGGGTGGTGGACCTCCCAGGTGTCCAGAAGATCGTTCATTCCATTGACCTGACGCTGGGAGAGCACGCCCTGAAACGGACTCTCCCGCACGGCGGCAAAAAATTTGTCCCGGTCGATCACTTCGGTTCGGGAGCAGGCGGGAGCGCGTTATCGATACCCGAATTGGGGTCATACGCCGTCACCCGCCACTCGGTCACGCCAGGACGCTTGACTGCAACGATGATCTTGTCGTCGTAAGGCTCGGGCAAATAGTCCGGCAGAGGCGGATTGATCGTGTCGGGCGGCACCGGCTCGCCCTCGGGAAGCGTGTTGTCGATCTGTCCGCTCCCCCACCCGCTGCCAGGCGGGCGATTCGCGGGATGCCCCGGAGAACTCGGCAGTCCATGGCTCGGATGACCGGGATGATAGATCGGCCGGCCATAACCGGGATCGGTCGGCCGTTGACCGCCAGGAAGTTCGTTGCTGACGTGCCCGCCCTCGAGCGGGATGATCCAGTAAAGCTGCGGCATTGCGATGATCCTCCCACGTCCGTTGTGACGTGAATCCTATCATCGCCCCTTTTGCGCGACTAGGCTATGACGATCAGCGCTCCAAGAAAAACATTCGCCCCGTGCCTACGATCACCAAGATCGCGCCAGCTAAGAACGCGCCCCAGTTGACTAAGAGGTAATCGGTGCGGCCCATCGCCAAGCTGACGGCGAGGAGCATGATGCCGATAACGATGATCGCGCGGCTGGTCACGCAACCCACGCGATCCAGATAACCATCAGGGCCATGCCGATAACGGCATAGATGGCCATCTCAGTCGCTCGGCTCCTCTTCAAGGTCCCACTTGGTGAACAGCATCAGGACGCCCAAAAAGACCAAAAACACAATGAACGCGCCGCCGGCGATGACTTCCAAATTGTAGACCATCAGGTCTGCAAATAACTGCGTTTTTCCGTCAACCATCCCCTCACCTCCAAAGATAAATCAAAGCCGTCACAGCCATGGCGGAGAACACCCACGCCACGATGAAATAGAGAAGAACCCAACTGCCTTCGTATGACATTGCCCGTTTAGCACCCTGTTAACGTCCACCTGCTTAACGGAGCCGAAAACTCACGGACGATCAAAGCGGCGGGGGACCACCGCTCAGATTGCGAGACGCGCGCCGCGCTTCTTCCAGCCGACGAGGCCGAGCAAGCCAAAGCCTGCGCCCATCATCACCCAGGTCGAGGGCTCCGGAACGCCGATCACCGGGTTGATGACCGCGCCGCCGGTGATCAGCCCGGCGTTGGTGAACGAGGTGTCAACGCCAGTTCCCGACAAAGGGGCGATATAGGTCCCCTCGGCGAAGTTGCCCATCACGTCGATGAAGTCCTTGCCGGTAAAGTCGATCGTCACGACAGCCTTGAACACGTCGTAGGCGGTCGGCGCGCTCGGCAGCGTGGTGTCAGCCTGACCAGCGGTGAAGTTCACGAAATTGAGCGAGTTGTTGCAGGCGGTGCAGCCGACGAAGGTGTAGAAATCCTTGCCGCTCGCCGCCGTGTAGTCGCCAAGATTGGTCAGTTCGACCGGCCCGGTGAAAGCCAGCCCAGTCGAGCCGCCGTTGTAGGTGATCTTGCTGATGGTCGGATCGACCTCGCCTTCAGGCACCGCGAAATAGATCGACAGCGGCCCAGCCTCGTTCTTGTTGGGGTTGTCGGCAATGAAGAACATGACGTTGGTGGCGATGTCGTTCGGTTCACCGCCGGGGCCGCCATCACTGGTCGCCCCGACGTGGTAGGCGGTGGTATCGGCGTAAGCAGGCACGGCGAGCGCACAGAACGCTGCGCTGAGAAGAAGCTTTTTCATTGGCGTTGATTTCCTTCGATGAGATCGGTCAGGGGAGGGGACGGGAGACAACTTGCGGTAGTCTGTTCCCCTCCCCCTTCCTTCCGCAGTCCTTGAGGGGTCTCAGACCGCGAAACGCGGTGTCCTACGCTTACGCAACCCCAGCGCGGCGAGGAGCGCGAACCCGCCGCCCATCATCACCCAAGTGCTTGGCTCCGGAACCGCGTTGGTCGCGTCCATCGAAATCGACTGGACCCCGACGAAAGCCCCCGGCTGCAGCGTCAACTGCAAGCTCTCGGCCATGCCGTAGAGGCCGGTCACCGAGAACGGCACGTTTCCGCTGTTGGACGAGAACGAAAACGGACTGGTCAACAGGCCGCTGTCGAACGTGCCGCCGATCTGCGTGCCGGTGATCGGGCCGGTGTTGGTCCCGTTTAGGAAGTCGGTCGTGGACACGTAGAACATGCCGGTCAGCTCGACCTGCCCCGTTCCGGTCAGGATCGTCGCGCTCGCATTGAACGCGTTGTTCGGGCCGGAATAGCCGTTCGCCCCCGCGATGATGTCCAAGACCTGCACCGTCCCGGTGGTGTTGGTGACGAACAGATTGCTCTCGGTCAGCGAGTTGTTGGGCGCGGTGAACCGCTGCGCCCCGCTGGTCTGGACGGTGATGCCGCCGAGACTCGATCCAGAGAGGATCGCGGTGTCAGTGCTTATCGCCGTCTCCGCGCCGCCAGGATTGGCGTCGTTCCATAGCGTCAGCGCCGTGTTCGCGGCGAACGACGGGCTTACCCCGATCGCGCCGAGAAGCGCGGTCGTCATCAAAAGCTTGTGCATGAAATTCCCCTAGGTTGGCGAGAGGCGCGTTGTACCTCTACTCCATGACGGTAATTGGAAGGGGTTAAGATGTCAATAGCGATTATTCAGCGAGGGGCTAATCGACGCGGTTAGACCAACCCGCGAATCCTTCGTCTGAGGCGAGTGCCAAACGAGTGGCTGCTCGAGAGCGCGGTCACCAGCGGCAATCCCGTCGCCACCGTCTTCATCGCGTCCGCCCCATGGCTATGGTCGTCGTGAACCGGCGTCCCGAACTTGCTCCGCTTGTAGCCGCGAAGCCTCGCGAGGCCTCGTCTGCAACGCGTTTCGTCAAACCAGGCGATGCCGAGAATCCCCCTCACCGCGCTGATCCCGTCGGGATCCGCAACCCGCGGCGCCGTCAGAATCGGCGTCGGAGTCAAATCCATCATCTCAATCCGCCGGCTCTGACCCGACATCCACTCCCGAGCCTCGACGTCATGCGGCAAAATATGGGCGCGGAAGGAGGTCCCCCAAGCCTTCGCGCGCTTGTCGAGAAGCTCGAGATAGTGCCCGCCCTTGTGGCCGTGATCCTCGATGTAGTCGACAAAATGGATCTCCTTGCCCGAAAGCTGGAAAATCCAAACGCACGTGAAATCGTGGATGCCGATGTCCCAGCCGGTGACGAGGCTCTGGGAGAGATCGACCGGAACCGAGGTCACGCGGCCTTGTTGCTGCAGAGCATTCATCGCCTCGGTGTAATACGCCCCCTCCACCGGCGCATCGAACGCGTTCAACATCTCGCGCGCGTACTCGTCGGCCGGCATGTCCCGCGTCAGGTCGGCCACTTCCTCCGCGGAGAGAGCCGCATTGCCGGTGTCGGTGATCTTGATGTCGAACACATCCCACTGCGGATCGTCCTCAGCCTTCAACTTGACGCTGTGAAAATGGTCGTCGCCGTTGCTCGTCCCCGAGATGATCGCAAACCCACGGTAGTCGGCCAGCGTGGGTCTAACGACCGAGGTCCATGCCCGCGGATTGAGGAGGGGATATTCGTCAAGCACAGCGCCGTCGAGATAAATCCCCCGAATCCGCTCGTAAGCCTGCCCGCCGCCATACAGCCGTATCGTCGCGCCGGTAGGGAAAATCACCGTGAGCTCACCCTCGAGAAACCGAACGCCAGGATAGTTTCCCGCATAGTGCTTCAGATACCCCCAACACAAATCCTTCACCTGGTCGAAGCTCGGCCCAACATACGCATAGCGGGGCGGAGGATGCCGCCGCGGATTGCTGAGCGCGGCCCGGATGAGCTGGTTGACCAACGCAACCGTCTTACCCGCTCGTCGGTGAGCCACTGCGAAAATCCAGCGCTTGGTGGAGTTGTGAAGAGCGCGGAAATGCGGGCGAGGGACGTACGGAATAACCGGGACAGCAGGGCTGGCCTCCGGCTGGTCGACCAGGTCAAAGTCGGCGTCCGGGTCACTCATCGGTTGGCTTGGCCGGCTGCGCCGGAACGGCCTCCTGCGTCGGCCGCGGCGTAACGTCAATCAATGCCTTCGCAGCCTCCTTCGGCGTCGGCGGCCCAAATGTCGTCCCGTCAGCCCACTGCCCAGCTTGAAGGGTGAGGTTGACTAATGGACCCCTGATCTTCGCCGCGTCGTCCGCATCGTCCGCGCTCCCCCACCCATACGGCCGCGCGTTGCGGGAATTGAGCGTGTACCGAATCGCCCAGTCCTGCCGACGATTGTCCTCGCTGTCCAACGCCGCATCCAAATGCTCAACCGCACGATCAATCCGAAGCGCATCCATCTCCCGAAGCACAGCCCGAGCCCGGCTCGAGCGCTCAATGAACTTCCGCAGAATCAGAGAGCCGACCTTAAGCCGCTCGGCCGCTCGGTGAATGTAGCCCCGGCTCTGAACCAAAGCCTCACACACCTCGTCCGCCGTCAAAGGATGATCGTCCGGCCGACTCGTCCACGGATAAGCTGGAAGCATTATACCTCACAGGGTAGGGGAATAGTTTAGCACGTCCCGATGCAGAAAGTGACTGCGCGGGGCCCCCCGACGAAAGAATGCTTAGGGGGGGGGCTTTCTGAATACCAGCAACAGTATAGCGCAAGGTAAGCGCAAGTATTGATTGTGTCCACATCGAGGCAATGTCGAGGCATGATCGATACGCATGACAGCTATGCCTCGATGTCCACTTGATAACCACTCGATAAGGGCCATATCAGTCTGGTATCAATGAGGTATCAGACACCATGTCAAGCTCACGCTTCTTTTCAGTCGACTCGCCCAAGGCCGTCAAAGCCCAAGGCTACGGCTACCTAAACGCTATCAACTACATGGCCCCCGCGTCAACGGCCGGCGTCGGAAACCTTTGCCCCCACGCCAGCGCGGGCTGCTTGGCCCTGTGCCTTGGATGGTACAGCGGACAAGCAGGCATGCTCGCGAACGATAAGCTCGAGACAGGCACAAACGCGGCCCGCGCCTCGAGACAGCGCAAGGCGCGTGAATTCATGAACGACCGTGCGACGTTCATGTCTCACATGGTCAAGGCGATATACGCTTGCGAGCGCCAAGCCAAACGGCGTGGCCTCAAACTCTGCGTTCGCTTGAACGGGGCGACCGATATTGGATGGGAGGGCATACGGATTGACGCGGCTAGTTTGGCCACGTTTCCCATCGTTCGGGACATGCTGAGTGGCGTTGAGCACCCGAATGTGTTCGCCATGTTCCCTCACGTTCAGTTTGTTGACTACACGAAGTCGGTCAAGCGGGCTTTGCGCTGTGCGACCGATAAGACCTGGCCATCGAACTATCACCTGACGTTCAGCCGTTCGGAGACAAACGAGGCGGAATGCCTTCGGGTGCTTGAGGCCGGCGGGAATGTTGCGGTGGTTTTTGGGGACGGCATGCCTAGCCTATACGCCTTTGAGAACAGCGACCGTCACTGGCGAGTGGTTGACGGCGATAAGCACGATTTGCGGCATTTGGACCCGAAGGGCGGCGTGATCATTGGGCTTTCGCCTAAGGGGCGCAAGGCGAAGTCTGATACGTCGGGCTTTGTGGTGCGGCTATGATGCTGGCCTTAGCTTTGGCATTCGCCGCGTTCGCATTGATTGCGGGGTACGTTTGACCGCTTGTAATTGACACTTGGCGCTGGATTTGGTTCACTCTGAATCCGGCGTTGAGTCTGTCTCCGTTGGCCTCCCGATATAGCTAATCAGGGAACCAAAGTTTTTTGGTTACTGGTATCTAATCGCCTCCAACTTACGCGCGTGAGATTTTTATTTCGGTACTACCGCACCTGCGAACAAAAATGGTGCACTGCGGTAGTACCGTTCTTCATGTTCTCTCGCGTGTAGTTTTGTTTGATTCTGATACCTATAACTGATAAACAATGATTCCCTGCATAGTCTGTGAGGAAAAATGGAAAATCCGTTTGCCGATATTGTGGAAAGCCAAATAGCAAGAACTAATCAACGAATGCTATTTGAAGAATTATGCGCTTATCACGCGGCGCTTATGTGTGGAGTTGGGAACGAAGCGGTCGCTATCGCGACCGGGCTCTCTACGCCGACCGTCTCGTACCTTCGCCATGCTGGCAAGCACATTGGAGGCCAGATTCGTTATCCTGCGGTCGCTCGCGAGCGTCGCAATCTGGGCGATGAAGCGTTCGTCCGAAAATACGCGACTCCGCTTATTCGCGATCGGGTTGCGGCCGCTGCAGAGCAAGTTCGGCTTAAACAAACCACGCCGAAGCCCCCCGGCGCCATTCGGCCCAAC